GTGCCGCCTCCCATGCTGTCGGTGTGGGTGTGGCCGGTCAGGCTGATGCCCGTGGCGGTCACGTCTGCCGACGGGACGCTGATGCCCTTGTCCTGCATCGTGAGCGCGCCCTTCTTGACGGTGATGTCGCCCGGGACGATGCCGTCCCACTCTCCGTCCATGCGGGAGAGGATGATGCCGGTGCCGTCCTCGAACATAGCATAGGCGACTTCTGTGCCGGGGGTCAGGTTTCCCATCTCCCCGCGCAGATACCACGGGATCGTCAGCGGCCGCGTGACCATGCTGTCGGCGGTGCTCGGGAGCACTCTGGCCGTGGTTTTGTCGCCGTTCCTGTCGGCCTTTCCCTCCACGCTGGAGATCTTGCCCTTCTGGATCATTTGGTTGTTGCTGTTCATCAATATCCCTCCAGTGGCTTGCGGAGGTATAACTTGCTCCGCGTCTTGACGTAGTCGTGCCGGATCCGGCTGATGAAGGCCGTGCCGTCCCACGACTTAACGCCCTCGGTCGCCAGCGTGACCACAGAGCCCGCCGCATAGTCTCGCAGCAGCGAGCCCGTCCAGAGGGTGCCGACGGTCGCGTTCTTGTTGGCGTCCCGGAGGAGGCCCTTGGCGAAGCGGTCGGCCTCGCTCTGGTCGGTCATGCGGAATGGCAGGATCCGGCGCAGTACCTTGTCGCCGCCGTTCGGGGCTGCGAAGGTGCCGGTCAGGCCGCCGTTGACGGCTTCGGCCGAGCCGTAGGCGTTGGTGCCCTCGTCGCGGTACTCGAAGTCATTGGCCGGGGTGATGGTGATGGTGTCGACGGGCTGCTGGCTTTCCATGTACGCCTCGTCGTAGACGACCAGCTTGCCGTCATACACCAGAAACGCCGCGCCCTCGAGGGTGCAGCGGTTTTGAAAAAATGCGAAGTCTGCGAGGTTGTTCTGCTCGACGTAGTCGTAGGTCTGGTCGGTGATCCCGTAGGTCTCGAGCGTCAGGCTGTGGCGGCCGGCGATCTCTTGAGCCAGTTGCAGGAACTTGACCTTTTCCCACGATTTGCTCCGCTTATCCTTCGCAGACTGCGGGACGGAATAGGCCCGCAGGGTGATGATGCCGGACTCGGGGACGACGCTCTCGACGAACATTTTGCCCGTCTTGGCAGCGCCGTCCTCGATGGCGATGGTGTCGCCCTTCTTGGGGTTCCACGAGTCCCACAGCTCGCGGGTGTCGTTGAGCTTGAGCAGCAGCTCGTCGCTCTGCTTTTCGGCGTACATATCGTGATAGCAGCGGTGGACGCTGATGTCCGGGTAGATGTCGACGCCTTCGTATAGGATCTTCACGGCGTCACCTCCTCCACGGCGGCAGGGTCTCCGGCGTCTCCACGGTCTCGACGATCGGGATCCGCACAGCCTCGCCGCCCTCGAAGATCAGCACGTCGCTGAGGTCGGGGTTGGCTGTGATGATGGTGCTTGCCATGCGCTCCTCGTTGTAGGCGACGAGCGCGATGCTGTCGAACGTGTCGCCGCCCTGCGCCACATAATCAATAAAGCCGACTGTCTGCTGTGACATAAGCGCCGCCCTCCCTTCTGCTGAGTGCCTCGAGAATGAAGTCGATGAACTCCGGCTCGAGGTCGCGGAGCTTTCGGATCAGTGCGTCCTCGTCAGTGTCGCCCTCGACCTTGATCTGCGGAGAGAAGGACAGGCCACTCAGATCGTAGACCACAGCAGTGCCGGAGCCGCCGCTGAGCAGCTCGTAGTCGCTTTCGCCGTCAGATGCCCCGAGCATCCGGCCCGCCTCTGCCCAGTAGGACAGGTTTTGCGAACGGTATGCAGGGTTGAAACTGATGACCGCCTCGGTCGGGTAGCGTGGATCCTCGCCGGCGATGGACGGCCCTCTTGTGAAGCCGCCGGTCGCATAGCCAGAGACAGACGCGCTGCCGCCTCCACCTCCGAACAGGCCGGCGATCTTGTAGATGACGCCAGAGCCGAAGCTGACGATCTTCGATACCCAGCC